AGTTTTTAGATTTGGTGAAAGTCTTGAAACCGTAAAAAATAAATTATACGAAAGAGACATCGTGTTAGAATTTGAACAAAAAATTAATGTATGAAAAATTTAAAATTTATTGATCAAATAATTAAGGAAACTAATGATATACTGAAAAAATATAAAGACACAGAAAAACAAGTTATAAAAAACTTGATATGGAATTATCAAGACTTTATAAAAGAAAATATTAAATGTAAAAATTGTGTATTATTTAAAAAAAGAACTTTTTCGGATTATCAATTATCAAAAGATAACATAAAAAAATATTCTGAAGAAACAAAAAAAGAAAGAAAAAGTCAGTTTGAAAAACTGATTAATGGTGCCGAAAATAAATTAACTAATTTAAAAAGTAATTTATGGAATACTAGAGCAAAAGAAAATGATGAATCAGATGTTATTGAAGTTTTAGACACATTAAAAAATTTCTATCAAGAATTTTCAGAAAAATTAAAACCAAATATTGATGGAACATTATATGAAAATAAAAAAAATACAATGAATCTTAATAAAAAAATTGGTTACTTATTGGATAGTGGATTAACACCTAATTTCATTTCTTCAATCAATGAAAGTACAATTGATACATTATACAATCGTCTTGTTGAAACGAAGAAAAAAGAAGCTAACGAGGGTATAACCAAAACTAATACAACAACATATACTATTTCACCTGATACTGCTAAAACAACTGGTGCGGATATAGGTAATGTTAATGTTAAATTAGATCCAGCAACTAATTCAATAATGGCCACAGAAATAAAGGAAAAATTTGAATCTAAAGCACAACAAGGTTTATTTTGGGCTAGATGTAAAAAATGTAAATCTGATGATTGTAAGTGGTGTAAAATGGCTAAAGAATTTTCAAAGAGTACATCCAAAAAACAATATGAAAAAATGCCAGAAAAAAAACATCCAGAAAAAACTGTAAAATATAAAAAGAAAAATACAAACGAAGAATTCACATTTAAAGATTATTTTAATAAGGTTGCAAGTGCGCACGCGAATAATGCAATGGGTAAACTAACTAAAGAAGAAATAATAAAAAAACAAATAGATAAAATTGTTGAAACAAATTTAGAACCTACTATGAAAAAGAAAGATTTAATTAGATTGATTGAAAGTCAATCAAAACAAAAAAGAAATATAAATGAAGATTTTTATTTTGATCCCGAAATGAAAGAAGCTGTCGAAGAATTGGATATGCCAACAAGATGGGATGATGAACCAGATTTTGATGAAGACGAACCATTTTCTGAACCAGCTAAACCAAGTGAAAAATCACCAAAGGGAAAATTTAAAATGAATGGACCGGCTATTATACCTATTCGTATTGACCCAGATAGGAAAAGAGAAAGGGAAAGAGAAATAGACCCTGATGAATGGCAGCCAGATGAAGAAGAACCTGAAAATCCTGAAGAAGGTGAAGAAACAAAAATTCAAGGAAGAAGAAATATGAAATTTATGTCAGAAATTAGAAATAAGTTTAATAGAACAATGAATCGTTTAAATGAAACACATTACAAACCAATTAAATATAAAAAATATTAAAAATGAAAATACTTTTATACGAAGCACCTGTTGATGACTTTTTAAGTGATGATGCTAAATTAAAAATTTTAGGAGCACAAAATAGGAAATATCAAAAGGCAAAAGAAGAAGGTGGGTCAAGTAATAAAATGGGCGAATTAATGTATTCATTACCTAATTTAGAACGTGAATATAAAACTCAATTGATAAGTTTAGCATTAGCTATTTTTTATAATAAATTTCCAAAAATAAAAGAAAGAGTTGATAATGGAACTTTAAAAATGGATGTTGAATTAACTAGTTCTCCTAGTGGAAGAATAAGTTCACAAAAAGTTGACCAACAAAAAATTGAAAAAGCCAAAGAAGTTGACCCTAATTTTGATGAACGAGTAAAAGCTAGAAATTTTATTAACGCAACAACACAAGGTGTTGCTTGGTCTGAAGGATTTAATGGTTATAAAGAAATTGAAAATCAATTAAATCAATTAAACCCAGAATTGGTTAATAAGTATAAACAATTTGAAAATTCAGCAACAGTATTTTATAATGATAATACAGAAGCATTAGAAAGGATGGCTGAACGGTCTAGTGGTCGTGTTGCGTATACAGACGTTGTTCCTGATAATAGTAGACCAGGTAATTGGATTTTAATTGTTAGAGCACCACATTTTCCATTATTACTTCATGAATTATATAAAGGTGGGAGGTATTATAATTCAGTATTATATACACCAAAAGATAAAAATGTAAGTAATACATTAAAAGATATAACAGATACCCATAAGCATGAAATTAGGAATATGATTACTGGTAGAGAAATTAGTTCAAAATTAAGATTTTTATGGGGTGAATTAGTTTATGGTTATGAAACTTGGATGGATGGATTAATTCAAACGCAATTTAATAAATTAGCTAATGATAATCCAAAATTATTTAATGAAATAATGTATGATGGAGTTTTAAGCGGAAAACCAGCCGCAATGGATAAATTTGAAAAATATTCACAAAAAATAGTTGATGCCATTATAAAAAACCCACCAAAAGTTGAAACCCCTGATTATAATAAAATTATTCAACCTCAAAAAAAGGTTGAACCAATTGAGCCTGAAGAAGATGATGATGATGATGATGACAATAGTGATTTTAATCCGGACGATTGGGAAGTTTATGATGACGATGATGATGAAGATAAATAATATTAAACCCTCATTTAGAAATAAGTGGGGGTTTTTATATTTATATAAAAATATTATATGAGTTTAACAAAAGAACAAGTAATGATTGAATATGTTAAGTGTATGAAAGATACCACATACGCACTAAAAACATATTTAGAAACTTATGACAACACCGTATCAAAATATGTTCCACTAGAACTATTTCCTGACCAAATTTCATTATTAGAAGATTACGAAAACTATAATGAAAACATAGCATTAAAATATAGACAAGCTGGGGTATCCACAGTAACAGCAGCTTGGGTATCAAAAAAGATAGCTTTTGCCAAAAAGAATAAACCTGAAAAAATTCTTATCATTGCCAACAAATTGGATACATCCCAAGAAATGGCAAATAAAATTAGAATGTTTATTTCACAATGGCCATCTTGGGTTGGAATTGATTTTTCTGTTGATAAAAATTCACAAAAACATTATAAGACAAACAACGGTTGCGAAGTAAAAGCTGTTGCGACTTCCAAAGACGCACTAAGGGGGTTTACACCAACAATTCTTATATTTGACGAAGCTGCGTTCATTGATGCGGATTCTGACTTTTGGGCGGCTTGTATGGCCTCACTATCAACTGGGGGTAAAGTAATTGTTGTTTCCACTCCAAATGGTTATGACCCAATTTATTATGAAATATATAACCAAGCAAGCAGGGGAATGAACGATTTTAAAATTTCCGAAATGTTTTGGTATCGTGACCCAAGATATACCAAAGATTTGTATTTGGTTAAAACACAAGATGCTATACATTATCTTTTAAATAAAAATGAATATCCAACAGATGAAATTATCAGTTGGGAAAATATTCCATTTGAAGATAGAAACTTTGAAGAACTTAAAATGATAATGGATACCGGATATAAACCTTGTTCTACTTGGTTTGAAGGTATGGTTAAAAAATTAAAATATGACAAACGTAAAGTGTCACAGGAATTGGAATGTAATTTTCTTGGTTCAGGTGACAATGTATTTGATTCATTATTAATGCAAAAGATTAAAGAAAATTATATTAAAGAACCCCAAAATAAAATGATTGGAAATTCATTGTGGATATGGAAAGAACCAATTGTTGGACATAAATATGTAATGGGTGTTGATGTAAGTAGAGGAGATTCTGAAGACTTTAGTTCTTTTCAAATAATAGACTTTGATACTAGAGAACAAGTTGCCGAATATGTTGGGAAACTACCACCAGATACAATGGCCGAAATATGTTATAAATGGGGTAATATGTATAGTTGTTTTATTGTAATAGACATAACTGGTGGAATGGGTGTTTCAACATCAAGAAAATTACAAGAAATGGGTTATAAAAATTTATATGTTGATGGTGTTGATTTGGCGAATAAATGGAAATATGACCCAAAAACATTGGATAAAATACCTGGATTAAATTTTAACAACAAACGTGTTCAAATAATTGCATCATTTGAAGAAGCTATGAGACACGAATTTAAGATTTATAGTATGAGGTTGTACAATGAAATGAATACCTTTATTTATGTCAATGGTAGACCTGACCACCAAAAAGGACAACACGATGACCTTATTATGTCAATTGCAATGGCAACTTATGTGGCCGAAGCATCATTCAGTAGTTTAGAAAAAGTAACAGAACAAACAAAAGCAATGTTAGAATCTTGGTCGGTTACAAATAATGATAATATGGGTAAACAATTGGATTTTAATCCTGCTATTCCATATGGACAAGAAAGAATTAATCAAAGAAATCAAAATGTAACAAAAGATGATTATATGAAATACTCTTGGTTATTTGGTGGAAGATAATATTTATATATAAAAAAATATGGGATTAGTAGATAGAAAAAAATCAGGTAACAAATTGGCGGGTTCTAAATTAAATGTACCGGGTCAAGGTATTGCCACGGTTAAAGAACAACCACAAGATAAAATTGTTATAAAGAAAAACACAAATCAATAACTATTTAATTATTTTATTGATTGGTTAAATTAATTTTATGGAACAGAATCAAAATCAAAATAACTTAACAGTTTGGCAAAGACTATCACGTGCATTTGGGCCAAACGCATTATTAAATCAAGATTTTCCTACTTATAAATTTGATAAGAAGGAACTATTACGTACTACATCTAAACAAGAGTACGAAAAAGAATTATTACAGGCTCAACAAACCTTTTATCTTGCAAATCAATGGGCAAAGGTTGAAGGTAATCTTTATACTCAAGCGGTATATTATGAACCAACTAGATTGTCTTCATTTTATGATTACGAATCTATGGAATACACACCCGAAATATCTGCGGCTTTGGACATATATGGTGAAGAATCAACAACTGTTGATAAAGATGGGTATATGTTACAAATATATTCTGAATCAAAAAGGATTAAAGGTATCCT